CACTAAGAAATCGGCGCATGTCTCTCGCAATATACAATACACTATCCACCGCAACCATGTCCATGACCCACAACTGATCACCACCAGTCCGCGAAAACACCTCACGGCCACTATACTCCCGCGTCTCAGCCTCCTCAAAAGTCATGTAACACCAAGTCGCAAAACCAATCAGCGAACCATCGCGCATCCAGTATCGAACCTTCCCATGCTCAATCGCAGGAATGAACCGAAAGCCAAGATCCCTGATTCGCTGGTCCCTGTACCACGGCGCACTGTCCAGTAACACACACATACGACCAAACATCTCAAATGAATTTACATCAGAATTTTTTTCCATGCCTAGGGACTCCTATGCTTGATTCCTACAATTTATTTGTGGCTCACGCAACCGGTGCCTAGGTCGAACAGAAAAACATGGGAATAAATGTACCCATCTAGGGCGGGTGGGTGGGCGCGCGCCCGCGCCCAAAAAATCAAGGGGGTGGGGCGTCAGTAATTTGACATGTTGCCCGATATTGTCCCAAGTAACCCTAATATTATTACGCCTGGCCTGGGCGACAGGGTAATTTTATTACAAGGTTTTTTGTGCTGGTGTCAAATTGATGACAAATAAAATGCATTTTATTTGTTGTTTGGTGTTGCATGTTGTCTCATATTAGCTTAATGTCATAAGACATTAAGGGAAATCGGACGGCAATAGCCAAGCGACCCCAAAGCAACCCTAGTCTATTGGAGGACTAAATGACTAAATCACAATTTGCTCGTCGCCATACATATGAGGCATTAACAGAAGCGGAACAGATTGCTTTCTGTAAAGAGATGTTGACGCTATGGCGCGAGACATTGGTAGGCCTACATGGCCTAAAGGATCAACACGATTTCGCCAAGAGCCAAGCTAAGTTTTGGAATTTGGAACGAAAGGATGTTGAGAGACACGCCATTGAGGCGGGTCTCGCATATCACGATCCACAAGAGTTTGAATATGAGGCGAAAGCGGCATATACGCAAATTCGCCAGATGTTCAAGTGGAAGTGATAAACCTAGCCGCCGGCATCACGCCGGCGGCGCTTTTTGGAGGACTACAAAATGACTAGCAAAAACCCTTTCGGTAAAACCGTGAGACATGATCAGGCATATGCGACGTATCGCGCTGGTGACATGGAATGGCGTGTATTGAAGACATACAAAAAGCCAGCCAATGAGGCCAAAGACCCATATGCGCGTTGGTATGTTGCGGCTAAATCGCCTATGACTCACGGCCATTGGGAGATGGGCGATGCCTACGCCGCTGAAATTAAGCGGTTTGGCAGCCTTGTGTTTTGCACGCCAGAATGGCAGGCGGCATATCATGCGGCTGGTTAAACTTACCATGGTGCTAGCAGGATTGTTCCTGCTAGCATTTGCCCATCTGATCTTCGGGCTGGTAGAGCCGCTCGATGATCTAGGCCATCAGGTCATGCGACTAGCCATGATCCTACACGCTGGCGCAGCCTTCTATTGCGCCATCTTACTTCACATCATGCGGAGGCGGCGTTAGCCGCCTCCCTTTTTGGATGCTATAGTCTTACGCCTATAGCAGAGGCGGCGCCGGCCTAGCCTCTGCCATCTCCAGTCCCGATCCCGAAACCCGAAACCCGAATCCTGGTCGCTTGCCTGGTCCCGATCCCGAATAATAAAATTTGTTTTTTGTTTGTTGGTGTGTATAATGAGAATTCAACAACAGTCTATGGAGGACAAAATGGAAGTAACAATAATCGCAGATAACGGACACGCATGGGGCATCGTATCAGTAGAACAGCTCAAGGCAGCGCGCCTGTCTATTGATGACATTAGCGACTATTCATACAAGACGCCCAATGGTGAGATACTAGCATTGGAGGAAGATTGCGATCTTCCAAAGTATCTAAACAGGTTGGAAAGTATGGGCACGACATTTAGTTTTCGTGACAATTACATTCCAGATGAGGATCATCCAGATAATCCTAGGACATGGCCTAGGATTAGATAGCTCCTCCATAGGACGGAAAGAGCGGCAGAGATGCCGCTCTTTTTGTTTGTATTTAGTTTGTTATTCGATATAATGAGGATATCAGCAACAGTCTAATGGAGGACTAAATGACTATGCTTAAATTTAGAAGCAAAGGGTTTACGCGGATGATTCAGCACATGCTGAAGAACGAGCGCAAGATTCCTTATGTGGATGAAACGACAGATGAATATGGTCTGTGGCTTGTTAAGGATGACGGCATCTATGTGATGTCGCCGACACTAAAGCGTGACCTTGTCATTGATCCGATTGACCGCAAAAAGAAATGTCATGTCATTTACGCGAAGGGATACGAGACTCATGCGGCCAATTTATGGGAAAAGACTCATGCGGTAAGCGGAGACGATTTCGCAGAGTTTATCCCATTGTCTGAACAACAGATGAAACGAGTCGCATTGTCCGGTGAATTGGACATTCGTCTCACAGAAACGGAGATTTCGGTCTATGCCTAATTGGTGTCAGAATGTGATTTATGTGTCCCATGAGGACGAAAACAAGATGATGGCGTTGAAAGACGCCATCATGAATCAAAAGATGTGCGCCCATATCAAGCCAATGCCGGATGCACTGAAAGGCATTACGTCTGGCGCGATTACCATTGATGGGGAAACCCATCGCTTGTGGCGCACAGATGAGGACGGCAATGCCGTCGCCATCCCCCAAGCAGAGTTAGACCAGCTCCGCGTCGATTACGGCACGGCATCTTGGTATGATTGGTGCTGTGATAATTGGGGCACGAAATGGGATGTCTGCCAGCCATGGGATTCAGATGAAATCTATGATGCGGACGATGGGGCAGGAACATATGTGTTCAAGTTTGACACAGCATGGTCGCCACCAATCCCTGTATATGATGCGATGATTGAACAAGGTTTCAATCTGGTCGCCCATTATGTGGAATATGGTTGCGGATACCATGGCGAATATTCCAAGGATGGGCATTACTATCACAACGAAATACAGGATGGAGATGAGATAGACGAACATCTCCAATCTGAATACGCCTAATGATGGGGAGCGCGGCAGATGTCGCGCTCCTTCCTTCTGACTGGTGACCAGTCTCGAGACCATTCCATTAGTTATTAGTCGTAGTCCTCCAACTACGGACGGCGCCCTGGGCCATGCCCAGGGCGTTTTTTATTAGTCCCGAATCCCGAACCCGAAAGGCTGCGCCCCGAACCCTGGCCGCCTGCCTGGTCCCGAACCCGAATATATACGTTTGTTTTTTGCTTGTTCCTGGTGTACAATTTATTTGTTCATATGGAGGACTAATCATGCGTATATCAAACGGGAGCGGAAAACTGCAAGACATCCGCTCGTTAAACACGAACACATTAACCAATGAGTTTTGCATATCTATGTATAACTCAAGCGCGGATGATATCATCTGCCGGAAATGCTATTCCATGAACATGTTAAACGGACTACGCAAAAATTGCGCTCCGTCATGGCAGGAAAACAGCGATATTCTTTCCGGCGGATTGATTCCGCCACATATGTTGCCGACAATCTTGGATGCGTTTTTTCGCTTCTCATCTCACGGTGAGCTGATCAACATGATCATGTTGGAAAATTTCCACAACATCACGTTGCACAACCCGCATTGCTCTTTTGCCTTGTGGACAAAGCGAAAGAATCTCATCCGCAAGTTTTACAGCCAGAATGAAAAGCCGGCCAATCTGATTCTGATTTACAGCAACCCGCGCATTGATGCGGTAATGAATCAGCCGCCGGAGTTTTTTGATCGGACGTTTAACAACGTATCAAAAGGCAGTGACGTTGCACAAAATTGCACCGGACAGAAATGCCGCGATTGCTTGCTATGTTACAAGGCAGGCAATGGCGTGACTCAAATTGTGGAGGCAGTGAAATGAAAACGCCGGAAGAAATGAACAAGATTCTTGAAGCCGAGATTGCACGCGCTAAAGAAATGAATCCTGACTATGACGCTAGAGCCGCAGTACACGCGGCTCTAGAACACACATACATGCAAGGGCGCAGTCCGATGCAAATTCCGTCTGACGAATTAAGCGAGATCAGCAAAAAGATTGGTGACCATATGGTGCATCTATTCGGCAGCAAGCCGGTGGAGTTTTGGACAGAGGAGGATTTCAGGAACGGCGCTTAGGCGCCGTCTCCGACCTCGAGCCCAGGTTGCTGTGACCCTGGTACTGGCGCCCCAGTCCCTGGGTGGCCCTGGGCAAGATCCCCGAATCCCGAACCCGAATCCCGAAGTCCCGATAGCACTGACTCTAAGTGCCGGACCCCAGTCTCCCGAACCGCGTCCCATAAATCCCCGAATCCCGAACCCCGAAACTCGGCCCCAGCCGCCAGTCCCGACTTGGCTACATCCAAAGCTCTCGCGCCCCGAAACAAAAATAGGTCGCCCGAAGAGAGGTGCTTAACAAAGATGAATGACAAGCCGCCCGAACGCGAATACGCGGTATTCCACGCGATTTGCTGTGGGGATATTCTGACAGTATTGTTTTTTGTTGTTTTTAATTCTAACCAGAACACAAGCCCTGACCATGCTACATGTACGTCGGGCACGCCGCCGCCATGGCGGTTTTCTATTCGGGTTGTATGACAGTTATTCGGCAGGTTCCTGCGGATGGTGTTCCAAAAGTTCGCCTCCGGTGTCGGCATCAACTACCTCCGTATATTCACCCTCAATGAACGCCTGCGGATACTCGCGCCGGAGTTGGTTCAATCGAGAGGTGATCTCTTCTCGAGACAGATCGTCTAGCTGATGAATGTTCTCTCGCCTGTCCACAGTCAAGCCACCAAGTGCAGATCGAATCTTCTCAGCATTGATTGCAGCTGAGAATTGACCTGCCTCCTCGGCGCCGGTTGATAATTCATGAAGACGTTTGAGCTGACCCATGACGGTCACGCCATATCGGCGTTCTCTCTCTTCACGAAGTTCTTGTATGTAATCGGTGAGGTGAGGAAACTTTTTGCCGGCTAACAGGTGCCCAGCAATAGAGGCTGCTGAGTTGGATGCATAGCCTGCCTTTCGGGCACATTCAGCGTTGGAGTAGATACCTTCAACATAGTGCCGAGCGAACTCACGCTGACGCTGAGTCAATTTGCGTCCAGTCTCGGCCTCAATGTCATCTGCAAGAATGTCTGTCTTCTTGTTACACATGTCACACTACTACTCCAAAAAAACACTGTTTTGAAGCCTTTTAAAATCCAGGAATTTTCCAAGGTTTTGAGATGTTGTCCTATAGTGTCTCCATACTGTGACAAGTGTGCCAAAAATGCTTAGAAGTGTGCCAAGGAAAAACCGTTGCTCGGCCTCGTGTTGCGAGGTTCTTGTCACACTTGTCACACTTGTCACACCCCATTTGAAAAAAATTTAAAAACTTTTTTCCAGCAAAAACACTGTACCAAACGTGACAAATGAGACATGCATCTTATGTTGTTGCATGCTGTCTCGCCCTGTGTATAATAACAATTAAATATCAGTCTTGGAGGACGCTATGGAAATACAGCAAAGAATCGAGGTCCAAGGTTCACGGATCGAATACCTTGTATACTGTGACTGGTGCGCCGGTCATGGGTACGAGCCAACGCCTTACGGTGATGTCGTAGATTGCGACAAGTGTCAGGGCACATGTGTAAAGTTTCATCATGTAGTGGAGGACGACGATGGATAAGGAGTCTTTGTTTAGGTGGCTGTCGAATGCACTGAAGGACACGCCGGTAGATTTTTTGGAAGTCTATGTTGGTGATGAGAAGGACGGTCAGGTTTACGTCTTGTTTGAGAATCTTGAGGAGGAAGACAATGGGAACTAGAGCGATTTACATCTTTGAGGATGAGCATGAAGAAGTGTGGGCATACAAGCATTATGACAACTACCCACGCGGTGCGGCTGATTTCATTGAGGACGCCAAGGAGTATGCGTGGGCGTTCCCACGGTTTGAGGCTGACGAGTTTGCGGCGGCGTTTGTTGCGGCGAACAAGAATCCCAAGGGCGGCGAGGTTCGTTTGATCCACGCATTGTTCAAGGATCGTGATGAGATGTTGGAGGCTCATGAGTGGAATGACTATTACTATGTCATTTCGTATCAGCCACATCACAGAGACTTGTGGATTGAGATTTGGCAGAGTCGTTTTGAATCGGTTCACACACATAGTTGGGTTCTGATTGACGAGCTTACGCATACTCAGATGAAGGAGAAGTATTGTGAACGTGCTGTCGCTGTTTGACGGAATGTCATGTGGGAGGCTTGCCCTTGAGAGGGCAGGCTTTCCTGTCACCAACTACTTTGCCAGCGAGATCGACAAGTATGCGATTGAAGTAGCGAAGGCCAACTATCCTGACACGGTGCATCTGGGTGATGTGACCGGCGTCAAGGCGCACAAGAACGGTGATCTATTTGTGCCTCTGGATCGGGGGTACAAGATTGACCTGTTGATCGGCGGCTCACCCTGTCAGGGATTCTCATGGGCCGGCAAGCGGCTGAACTTTGACGATCCACGCTCGGCGCTGTTCTTTGAGTATGTGCGTTTGCTCCGCGAGTTGAAGCCACGCTGGTTTCTGTTGGAGAATGTCAACATGAAGCAAGAGCATCAGGACGTTATCACTGAGCATCTGGGCGTGAAGCCGGTTCGTATCAACTCCAACTTGGTATCGGCGCAGAATCGTGATCGTCTGTATTGGACAAACATTCCAGTCCGCTCCATGCCGGAGAACAAGCGCATCTATCTCAAAGACATCTTGGAGGACGGCTGGACGGATCGCGAGAAGTCACATTGCATTGACGCGAACTACTTCAAGGGTGGGAATCTGAAGTCTTACTTCCAGAAGAATCGGCGCCAGCTTGTGTTTGACTTTGCCGACGACAACGGATTGCAGCTGGCAGGTGAGGCGGATTTGAAAGGCCACGGCTACAATCGTCGCGTCTATCATCCAGACGGCAAGGCGCCGACATTGTGCGCCAATTCCGGCGGGAATCTTGAGCCAAAGATTCTTCAGGTGCCAAGGGGCAAGAACAAAGGCGGCATCAAAGCGGAGGACGGTAAGGTTCCCACGTTGAGCGGTTCGTCATGGGAGCATAACAACTTCTTGGCGGTTGACGATATGAAGTGGCGCAAGTTGACGCCTATTGAATGTGAGCGTTTGCAAACCGTGCCGGATGGATACACGGCGCATGTATCGAACACCCAGCGTTATCGGATGCTGGGCAACGGCTGGACCGTTGATGTGATCTGTCATTTGCTGGAGGGCATGAAGGATGTTGCCCATCAGTAGGTGCCACAAGTGTGGCGAGAAGGCTGATGCAAAGGATGGTGAGAACCTCCTTTGCACAGAATGTTGGTTCAAAATCTACGGAGGTAGAAATGGGAAAAGTAAACGCATGGGTCTTGGACATGGAGGAGGACGCCATAGACATGACCGTGGAAGAGTGGACGAAAAAGCACGGCGAGAGCGTGATTGACGTTTACTACGAGGCGCGGCGCAAGTTTTCGGGCGAAGCAGATGGCGATCCAGATGGACCACCGGAGGGTTATGATGAGTGATGCGGATTGGACGTTGAGTTATCTGTCCTCAATCGCAGGGCAGGTGACCGCGACATCAGGCGAGGGTTTAACGACTCGCCTA